TGATCGGCCCTATCAGCGGCCTTGTTGGTTCATGGATGGATTCAAAGACCGAGGAACAGCGGGGCAAAACCGCTGTCGCCAAGGCAAAGGCCGAAGCGGAAGCTGCCGTAATGGTGTCAGCAGCGACATCGACTGCCGAGTGGGAAAAGCTGATGGCGAAAGGCAGCCAAAGTTCTTTTAAGGATGAATGGCTCGTTGGTCTTTTTAGCATACCCCTCATTCTCTCATTTTGTGGCGAGTGGGGCAGAACAATCGTTGCAGAGGGATTTGCGGCGTTAGAAATGATGCCTGATTGGTATCAATACACCCTTGGTGTGATTGTCGCTGCCAGCTTTGGCGTGAGGTCAGCAACCAAGTTTTTCGGGAAAAAGTGATGGAACAAAATTTTGATTATTGCTTGAGAACGATGCTGCGGTCAGAAGGCGGCTATGTGAATCATCCAAAAGATCCTGGCGGCCAAACAAATTTAGGTGTCACTAAGAAAGTTTACGACGAGTTTTACGAGACTGACGCTGACGAAGAAACGATGCGTGGCCTTAAAGAAAATGATGTTCGTCCAATCTACTACCAGAACTACTGGACGAAGTGCAAATGTGACGAACTTCCGACTGGCGTAGACCTCATGGTTTTTGACATTGCAGTTAACAGCGGGCCAGGCAGGGCCGGCAAGATCTTGCAGCGCGTTGTGGGTGCCACTGTTGACGGTGGGATCGGGCCGCAGACCTTGGGGATGGTCAAGAAAATGGAAAACCAAGACATCATTAGGGCTATGGGCGTTGAACGTGAGGCTTTCTACAGAGAACTGTCTACTTTTGACACGTTTGGTAAGGGTTGGCTGAAGCGTAATCAACACACAACCGAAACGGCAATGGAAATGGAGAACCTTGAGGTGCTCAAAAACGAAGGAGTGCCTATCTAATGGCGTCCGTGAAGCAGCTGAACGACCTCGATAAGCGTATTTCTGCCGCAAAAAGGCAGAAAACGGCTATTGAGGCGCGTACAGACTTCCTAAAATTCACTAAATTGACCATGCCTGACCCAGATGACCACGATAACGTCGAGGCATCGCTGTTTAAGGACGCAAAACACCATAGAGCGCTGGCAAAAGTGCTCGAAAAGGTCGAAATGGGCCATATTCCGCGTTTAATCGTGTGTATGCCGCCGCGTCACGGCAAATCAGAGTTAATTTCCCGGCGATTTATCCCGTGGTTGGTGGGCAAAGACCCGTATCGCAACGTCATTTTCGCGACATACAACGAAGATTTTGCAAAAGACTTTGGTGCTGACTGTCGGGCGATTATGTCGTCACCGCAGTACAAGCATGTGTTTCCGCGCCACAGTCTGCGCCAAGGCGGCGCGTCCAAATCTAGGATACAGACAGAAACAGGCGGCATGTCTGTGTTTGTAGGACGTGGCGGCTCGATCACTGGTCGTGGTGGTGACTTTGTTATACTCGATGACCCGATTAAGGACAGTCTTGAGGCTGGAAGCCCTACGCTGCGCGAACAGCTGTGGACATGGTTTACGCAAGTCCTGATGACACGCTTGATGACAGCATCTGCCAGCATCGTGATCGTGCAAACACGATGGCATGAGGACGATCTTATCGGACGGCTGACGGATCCCACTAACCCGCACTACACCGAGGAAGAGGCGGCCAAGTGGAAGATCATCAATCTGCCGGCATTGGCTGAAGACGAAGATCCGTTGGGTCGTGAGCCAGGCGAACTGTTGTGGCCGGATCGTTTTGACATGGAGTTTATGGAAGCGCAGCGCAGGCTCGATAGCCGTGGTTTTACCGCGCTATACCAGCAGCGCCCGACACCAGAAGATGGCGATTTATTCAACCGGGCCAATCTTTGCTTCTACGATAAGAAAGAATTGCCAAAGGATCTGCGCATTTACGCTGCTTCTGACCATGCTGTTGGCGTGGACAAAACACGCAACGATGCAACCTGTTTGCTTGTTGTAGGCGTCGATGACAACGATGACATCTACTTGCTGGATTGCTGGTGGGAAAAGCAACCTACAGACAAGGTTGTGACAGCGATGCTGTCTTTGATGAAAAAGCACAAGCCGCTGATCTGGTGGGCTGAAAAGGGCCATATCAGCAAGGCTATTGGGCCATTCTTGCGCAAGCGCATGGCCGAGGAGCGCACTTACTGCCGCATCGAGGAGGTGACGCCTGTGGCAAATAAAGTGCAGCGGGCGCAATCGATCTTAGGGCGCATGGCGATGAAGAAGGTGAAGCTGCCAAAAACATCGCACTGGACGCAGAAGGCTGTTGATGAACTGCTAAAGTTTCCTAACAGCCGGCACGATGACTTTGTAGACACAATCGCATGGGTTGGCATGGGCTTGGATCGCCTGACAACACCAGGAGGCACAATCGTTAACAAAAACAAGATTCCAGAAGTAGGAACTCTCGCATGGGTGAAGTGGGATTCTGAAATGCGGAAAAAAGAAGAAAGAAACCATAACGCAACAGGTGGCTGGTGATGCACAACGATGATTTTATGGCCGTAACCGTGGTCAAAGAAGAAAAGCCAGAAGCTACAGAACGCAGAAAGCGTCTAGTTTCTGAAATTTCGTCGCGCATCAAAAACGCGAAGAAGTTTCACGAAAAAGCCTTCAAGCAGATGACCAAAGACATGGATGCTGCCTTGAACGGTTATGACGACCGCGAATGGAACGACAGCAACTATGTTGCCAACATATTGCAGCGTCATGTCCAGCAGCGAACAGCTGCTTTGTATGCAAAAAATCCACGGGCTGTCGCAACCCGTCGTGAGCGGATGGATTATTCAGTATGGGATGGTGACGAGACTACGCTTGGCATGGCTTACCAAGCGTCACAGACCGCCGCACAAGCTGGTATGCCAGTTCCTTTCGAGGCACAAGCGATCATACAGGACTACATGCAGGGCCAAGCGCACCGGGCCATGCTCGATAACGTAGCAAAAACGCTGGAACAGCTTTTTGACTATTTCATGCACGAACAAACCCCGACATTTAAGTCGCAGATGAAGGGTCTTGTGCGCCGCGTCATTACAACTGGTGTGGGGTATGTGAAGCTAGGCTTCCAGCGTGATATGGATAGGCAGCCGGAAGTGGCAGCGCAGATTGCTGATGTGCAGGCGCAAATTGACTACATTTCGCGCATTGCAGAGCAAGCAGCTGACGGCAAGATCCAAGAAGATGATCCGCAAATCGAAGAATTGATGCTGTCGCTCAAGGCATTGTCGGAAGAGCCGATGATGATTGTACGCGAAGGCATGTTGTTCGACTTCCCAGAAAGCAATGCAATCATTGTCGATCCTATGTGTCGTCAGCTGCGGGGCTTTGTTGGCGCGAACTGGATTGCGCATGAGATGTATCTCACGCCAGATGATGTGCATGAAATCTATGGCATCGATATCAAGGACAAGTACAGCAGCTATGATGTAAAGGGCCGTTTGATGGGAGAGGGTGATAGTTACACCCGGTCATCCCGTGACGAGATTGATGTAAACAAACAGCACAAAGAGGGTCTGGTGCTGGTTTACGAATACTACGACCGCAAGAGCGGTTTGCAGTATTGCCTTGCAGACGGCTACAACGATTTTCTGCGGGAGCCGATGGCACCCGATGTGAAGGTCGAGGCGTTCTATCCGATCTTCCCGCTGGTCTTTAACGAGGTCGAGCACAAGGATGTGCTGTACCCGCCGTCTGACATCAAGCTGCTAATGCCGATGCAGAACGAATACAATCGCGCCCGTCAAGGTCTGCGGGAGCACCGCCGGGCAAACCGTCCTAAGTACGCAGCGCCGGCCGGTATGCTGGAAGAAGAAGACAAGGCCAAACTGTCTACGCATCCAGCTAACGCGGTCATCGAACTGCAAGCCTTGGCGTCTGGCCAAAAGGTCAACGATGTTATTCAGCCGGTAGCGCAGATTGGCATTGACCCGAACCTGTACGAAGTCAAAACGATTTTTGACGATGTGCAGCTGGTGGTAGGCGCACAGGAGGCTAACTTTGGCGGCTTGTCCAAGGCAACAGCTACTGAAACCAGCATTGCTGAATCATCGAGGATGTCTAGCTTGGGCGCTAACGTCGATGATCTGGACAGTTTCATGTCTGAGATTGCCCGCGCAGCTGGTCAGGTGATGCTGCATGAAATGTCAGTCGATGAAGTAAAGAAGATTGTAGGCCCAGGCGCTGCATGGCCTGACATGACCCGTGAAGAGATCATGGAAGAGGTGTTTCTTGAAATTGAAGCAGGGTCTACGGGCAAGCCAAACCGCGCTGCTGAATTGCAGAACATCGAGCGGATTATGCCGTTCCTGCTGCAAATCCCTGGCATCGATCCAAGCTGGTTGGCGAAAGAACTACTTAAGCGGCTTGATGACAAGCTGGATATTACACAAGCAATCGTTGAAAAGATTCCGTCTGTTGTGGCTATGAACCAAGCGCAAGGGCCGGGAACTGGCGATCCAGCTTTGGCTGGGCCGCAATCGGGAGGGGCGTCTAACGCACCTATGTTAAATGCCGGTACAAGCGGGTCACTCCCGCCTATGGGCAATAATCAATGAGGTTTTGTTGAAGAATACGATCAACAAAGCTAAACTAATGAAGAAGGGACGCAAATATGGTCGATGACCCAAAGGAATTGGAGCCGTCCACCGATTCCGAAACACAAGACGAACTTGGTCTGGAAACAGAGCAGGAAGCGCCAACGTCTAGCGCAGATAGCGAAACCGAGGAGGATTTGCTGTCAGTCGTGCAAAGCGCGATTGAAGGTGATGAAACCGAGGCAGCGGAGTCGCAATCCGTTGAGGTTGAAGAAGGTGACTTTGACGAGGACGAGGACGAAGCCGAACCATTAGATGCCTCTGACGAGGATGACGATGGTGAAGTGCCTGATCGTGGGCCGGTTCCGTATGACCGCTTCCAAAAAGTCATTAGCCAGAAGAACGAGTACAAGGAAGGTCATAATCAATACCAGAAGATTACTAGCTATCTAGCGAGTAACAACATCAATGCTGAAGAAGCCTCAACAGGCTTGCAAATCATGGCATTGATGAAAAACGACCCGCAAAGAGCGCTAGAAGCACTGACTCCTTACATGGAGACACTGCGACAGCTAACTGGTGACGTTATGCCTGACGATATTCGTGAACGGGTTGATGACGGCTATATGGACGAGGACGCCGGGAAGGAACTCGCTAGGGCAAGGGCAGAAGCCAACAGGCTGCGACAGACAAACGAGCGCGTACAAGAGCAACAGGTGCAAGCGCAAAGCGCAAAGCATTTGGAAGGTCTAGCGCAGACTGTCACATCTTGGGAAATGCAAACCCGTCAACAGGATCCAGACTTTGATCTCAAGCAAGATGAGATCGATGACCGTGTGAGGGTATTGGTTGCAGAACGTGGCCGGCCAGACACCGCCGAAGCAGCTATAGCGATGGCTAACGAGGCTTATAAGACGGTGAATGACAGGTTTAAGCAGCGGACTGTTACCAGACGGCCCATGAGAACGGCATCGGGTGGAAAACTTGGTGGAACGCCTACGCCAGAGCCTAACAGTCTGTTGGAAGCAGTACAAAACGCTATGGCACAAGGCTCCACCTAATTTGGAGTAACGGTAATGGCATTTTCTTCTGCCGAACTGGCGAATATCGCCAACGCCGCGCTCGATTATTACATCGACCGTGGCACTGTGTATGCCAATTCACTTCAAGACAAACCGCTTCTTGCTGCTATGGACAAATCTGCAAAGACGTTTCCAGGCGGCAAAGAAAACGTGTCTATGGCGGTGAAGGGTACATACACCACCACTGTTTCCGGTTATACGCATAACGACACTGTGTCATATGCAAATCCGGCAAACATTCAGCGTGTGAACTACGCATGGAAAGAGCATCATGCTGGTATTTCGCTGACACTGACCGAACTGAAAAAGGATGGCATCAGTGTTACGGACTCGCTGAACAGCGCAAGCACGTCAAACCATAGTGGCCGTGACGCTACTGTGTTGGCGAATCTGCTTGAAGACAAGCTCGATGACATGATGGAAGGCTACTCGCGTGGCATGAACGATCTGCTGTATGGCGATGGTTCTGGCAGCGCGACTGCACTTGCTGGTATCCGCTCGATCATTGTGGATGACCCGTCTGCATCTGGCACGACTGTCGGCGGTCTTTCTACTGTAACGAACACATGGTGGAGAAACCGAGCAAATGTAGCGATCTCGACTACCTCTTCTGGTCAGGAGTTGATTGAACTACTGCACTCCGAGATGCGTCAGCTGAAGCGTTTCGGTGGCAAGCCTACACTTGCGCTTGCTGGGTCAGCGTTCCTTGATCGTCTTGCAGACGAACTGCGCAGGAATGGTAACTACAGCAACACTGGCTTTGCTCGTAACCAGGACATTTCAATGGGTGAGATTAATTATAATGGAATGGTTTTCCAATATGATCCGACCCTCGATGACCTGACCATTTCGGGCAAAGATCCGTCAAAGCGTTGTTACATCATGGACCCGTCCAAAATGTATCTGCATTACATGGATGGCGAAAAAATGAAGCGTCATGCGCCAGCCCGCCCGGCTACGCAGTACGTCATGTTCCGCGCTATCACCACAACCGCTGTTTTGTGTGCGTCACAGCTTAATTGCCACGGCGTTTACGAAATCAGCTAACCCAAAGACGCGGCAGCCTTTCTTTAGCAGGTGGAGGTTGCCGCGTCTTGCAACAAGGAGAGGAAAATATGGAACACCATTCAGCGTGTTTAGCTATCGGCGGTGACATTACTCATGTTGTCGTTAAACAATTTGTAACTTCAGCAGAGATTGTTTTGCTGCGGAATATCCACGGCGACCACGCAGTTTCCAACATCAAACCAACTGGCTCTTTTGAACATGATGGTGATGCAGAACGTAATCGTTTGGGGGAGTTGTATGATGACGCGACGGTGGAACAGGTTTTTGGCAAGTACGGTGATGTACCGACTACGCTTGCTGCTGCAAAGATTGAAGACAGCTACATGGATCAGGTTTGGCTTACAGAAGTTAAGTCGAAGCCAAAAAAAGCCGCCAAAAAAGCGGCCTCCAAAAAACGTGCTCGCACGAAGGCGGGCCATTTCGTGGCAGACGACCCAACGACTGACGCGAATGAGGCGTTTGTAGAGGAGTGAGCAAATGGCAAGAGGCACAACCCTTGGCATACTAATTAACGACTTGCGTTCTGAGATTGGTCATTCGCTTGAGCCTTCTCTTGGGAAGTCTACTAGGGATGTGCTGATTAATGTCATTCAGCGAAACCAGAGGCGGCTGTGGGATGATTACGCATGGCCGTTTCTGCGCGTACAGCGCGACATAACCATTTCTGCTGGCCAGAGATATTATGATTTGCCTAGCGATATTGTGTTTGAGCGTGTTGAGCGCGTTGAATTTAAGCACGGAGACTACTGGGAAAAGATTGAATATGGCGTAGGCGCTGCGCAGTACAATCAGCATGACAGTGACAGAGATGTGCGGTCATATCCTATTCAGCGGTTCGATGCGCATGAAAACAATCAGATTGAAGTTTGGCCTATCCCGTCAGAAAACAGCGATGCCGCCACTAAGCAAGGCATGTTGCGGTTTCATGGGATCCGCAATCTTGGCGGGTTAATTCAAGAAACAGACAAGGCTGACCTCGATGACCAGCTAATTATTTTGTACGCGGCTGCTGAAATGCTGGCACGGCAAAAACAAGCAGATGCGCAGAACAAGCTGGCGCAGGCACAAGCACATTATTCAAGACTGAAAGCGCGGTTAGCAAAGACCGAAACATTTGTAATAGGCGGCGGTGAGCCTGAAGGCATGTACCGTCCGAAAGGACCACCACTGATAGCAACAACAGGCAGCTAATATGCCGTACATACTTGTCGAAGATTTTAGAGGTGGCCTAGACACTAGGCGATCTAATGTGACGGCAACGCCTGGCACCCTTGTTACTTTGAAAAACGCCCACATTACGCGGGGCGGTGAGATTGAAAAACGGCCAGCGTTTGTATCGCTTGCCACGCTGCCGACAAACACTAAAGGTCTGGCAGCTGCAAACGGTCAGATCTACGTTTTTGGCGACCAAGCGGCGTCCAGTGTTACGTTTGCGGCCGGCACCCCTGCAAACGTGAACTACGTCAGGCTGCAACACCCCAGCGGCACGGCGTTGACTAAAATTCTTGATACTGACTTTTTTAACGGCAGAGTTTACGCGGCAGCGCAATTTGCTGATGGTCGTATATTTCATTATTACGACGGCACACGGATTACTGATTGGTTTGACGGAAGAGCGCGGGCAAAAATTCAAATTACTGGCGGCACGGCTGGTGGAACAGCTGCAACGGGATCGTTTACCGTCACCGGAGGCACGGCCAACCCAGGCGACAACATCCGTACAGTCACTGTGAACAATGTTGATCTGATTTCTACAGCTGTAGCGCACACAGGCAATAACTCGACTACAGCGACCAACATCGCCAACGCTATCAACAGCAACACTAGCACACCTAACTACACTGCTTCAGCATCTGGCGCGGTTATTACAATCACTTCTGCAACCGTAGGCATTTCGGTCAATGGTTTTGCTGTAGCTGTACAGGTGGACGGCGCGGCAACGGTAGGCAGCATCACTAATATGTCTGGTGGTGTTGACAATGCTGTTACCAATATAACGGTAAACGGAGTCAGTATTATTGGCGCTCAAATACCCTGGGCTGCATCAAACTCTGCAACAGCTGAAGCTATTGCTGATGCCATCAATGATTTTTCTTCAGCGCCAGAGTACGAAGCAACTTCTACTGGCGCAAACGTAAACATCATTTCGCGTGAATCAGGTTCATCATTTAATAATTTTGCCATAGTTGTGTCTGTGGCAGGCAACGTGACAACAGCGTTTGTGCCAGGCAGTCAAAACTTTTTAGATGGCGGTGCAACGTCAAACGCTATCAACGGATTTACGCCAGGCGGGTTTATCAGACCGGCAAAAACCAAAATGTACGCATTGTCAGACAGCTTGTTGCATTTTAGCGGCGTAAATGACCCGACAGAATGGAATGATGGATCTGTCGGTGCCGGCTTTATCAACTTGTCGAACAACGCATCAGGATCGGAAGACCTACAGGCTATAGCCAACTATTTTGACAACATCGCAGTTTTTGCAAAGCAGGCAATACAGATTTGGTTTGTCAGTTCTGATGAAAACCTTAACCAACAAATACAGGTGTTGAACAACACTGGCACCATCGCGCCACATTCTGTTGTCGAATTTGGGGACAATGATGTTTTCTATCTTAGTGTGTCGGGCGTCAGAAGCCTTAGAGCAAGAGATTCTTCCAATGCCGCGTTTGTTGGCGACATCGGTAATCCGATTGACGAAACTGTTATCAACGCAATCAGGAGTAACGAAGATAACGGCGAAGAAGCGCAGGGAATACTCGACCCACGGACAGGAAGATATTTACTTGCGATTGGGAATACAGTGTTTGTGTTCAGTTACTTTCCGTCCAGCAAAGTGTCCGCATGGTCTACATATGAACCCGGCTTTGTAATCGATAGCTGGGCGTATGATGGAGAACAAGTGCTTTGCCGCAGCGGAGATAACTTATTTAGTTTGGGAGGCAAACTAGGAAACACCTATGACAGCAGCACTGTAGAAGTGCAAATGCCGTTTCTTGATGCTGGCCGACCGGCTGACAGCAAGGATTTTACTGGTATTGATGTGACTTGTACGAATCAATGGGACATTAGTGTTGCGACAGACCCTACAGATATTACTGCTACACAAAACATAGCGACGGTCACGCGCACGACATACGGCCTTGGTCGAGCAACGATGACAGGTTACTCCACACATATTGCTCCCAAAATTACATGCACTAAAGCCGGTGAAGCAAGGCTTGGTAACATTGCGTTGCATTATGAGGGGGCCGATTCAGGATGATGTGGCAACCAGCAACTATCGGGGCAATTTACGACATTGCGCTTCATATGCGTGACCGTGATTTTGACGAGTGTTCTGCATTAAGTTTCGCGGAAACAAGGCATGAGTTAGCTGATGAAATAGCTAGGTCTTGGTCGCAGTCAGAAACAACCATTGTGTGCGGCACTAAAGAAATAGGTGGCATAGCAGCCTTTACTTACATGCCTTTGCGAAAAGGCGTTTGGAACATGGGACTGATTGCGACCGATCAGTTCAACAAAATCCACCTTTCCCTGACAAGGCTCATCATAAAGAGTATAATACCCATATTGGATAATGCCGGCGCTCATCGAGTGGAGGCACAGTCGATAGCTGGATATTCAAGCGTCCATAATTGGCTGAAGTTTTTAGGCTTGGAAGAAGAATCTGTAATCAAGGGCTACGGCAAAAACGGCGAGGACTTTGTTAATTTTGCGTATGTAAGACCGCCTCAGTCGCAGCCAGGTACAGTCAAGTGGCAAAGCCCAGGAGTAGTAGGCTGATGTGTATTGGTGGCAGCAGAAGCGACGGAGGCGCGGCAGCGCGTCGAAGGGCTGAAGAAGAGCGTCAGGCGCGTATCAGAGAAGGTGATGCAAAAATCACCGATCAGTTCAAAGGCTTTGACGATGCGTTCTACGACAGACGGCGTGGCGCATACCTTGACTTTGCCAAGCCGCAAGTTACAGACCAGTACGAAGATGCTTTTAAAGCGCTGACCCTGGCCTTGGCAGACAGCAATCTACTAAACTCGTCCGCAGCCGCTAGGCGCAGGGCCGATCTTCTAAAGAAAAAAGGCGAATACGAGCGGCAGATTGGCAGCAAAGCCAACGAGTATGCCAACACGGCTAGGTCACAGGTAGAATCAGCAAAGTCTGATCTGCGCAGCCAGAACATGAACATCGCCAACCCAACACTTGTGGCTGCCAATGCGGCGCAGCGGGCAAGGTCGCTCAACGAAATCCCGGTGTTTGACCCGCTCATCAACCTGTTTGCCGGTGCAGCTGAAGGTTTGTCTACGCAAGCAGACTTGGAAAAAAGGACTAAAGCCCGCTACCCCAACGTGTTGTTCGACTCCAAGAGCAGCGGGAAGGTAATCACTTGATGATACTGAACACCGCATTTGATGACTTTGTTGTGGGCGAGATTGTTGGCCTGATGGCTAACAGCGAGTTTCACAAGACTTACTCGCCGGCAGACATTGACCGCTTGATTACGCCAGCTGTGCATTTTGAGCGGGCGCGGTGTTATTTCGATGCAGACACCGAAGAGCTTGTTGGCTTTATGACTTGGACTTTTTTGACGCCAGAAGCCGAAAAGGGATACCTCGATGGCAGCCGGTCTTTACAGCCAGAAGATTGGGTCACAGAGCCAGAGGACGGTCAGTTGTGGATCATCGATATGGTTGCACCGTATGGCGGTGTCAGCGAAATGGTGCGCAGCACGAAGGCTTGGTTCGACATTCATTACCAGGGCCAGTGCCGCAAGGCATTTTTCAAGCGCACACTCAAAGGTAATCGCATTGGACACATTTCGTCCAGCGTGACAGTGCATTAGGAGGTAGCTATGGGCGGCGATCCAACAGGCGGCGATAGAGACAACGAAGACCAATACCGCATGAACCTATCCTTTGAGCCTGATAGGGCGCGTGGCGCGAGGTACACTGTAGGAGGCAAAGAAAGAATTCCTGTGCTTAACGAAGAGGGCAGGCAAGTGGGATTTCAATCAGCCCCTGCTTTCCCGTCTTTTGCTTCAAGCGCTATTCAAGCCCTTACCGGAGAGCAGCCGCTAGTTTACACAGGCGACCAGCGCTACAACCCTAGCGCCAATCAAGGCAAGGTGCTGCAAAACTTTTACAACCTCGATGGCACCGTTGAGCAGCGTTACGTTGACCCTGATGGCGGTGGAGGAGGGTCTAGCCAGCCAGCTGTTGACCCGTTTGCCCAGCAACGTGCTGAATTAGCTGCTGCTAGGGCCAATAGAGCAAACGCGCTTGCAAGCAAACAAGCGGAGTTAGCGTCAGCGTTTGGCGCGTTTAGTGATGATTTTTACGATGATCTCAGCAGCAGTTTTACCGATTATCAAAACCCGCTGTTGGCGCAAAGCTACGATGACAGTTTGCGTGGTATTTACGAAGGTTTTAAGGCAAAGGGTTTATTATCACAGGCTGATGTAGATGCAGCTATTGGCGGCCTAGATGCGGCCAGAGATCGAGAGCGCAATCGAATAGCGTCAGGCGCTACTGCATACAGCGATGCCCGGCGCAACGAAGTGGCTGCAAAACAGAAAAAGCTAGGCGACCAGCTGGCTGGCCTTGTTGGGGGCGCAACGACAGCAGCAGATGTTAACGCGCAGACAGAAGCCATCAACGCTTTCGACTTTAGCGGTGAAGTAGACAAGCTAAAAACGCCCGCAGCCAAGGGCGATCTCAACTTCTTTGAGGGTTTTGACAAAGTGACGGCAAGTTCGAGGCCGTCAACGAATGTTGCAGCTGTGTCTGCAACCGGCGCACCGCAGACAGCGGAAAGCATTGCAGCTGGTCGCGTGGGAACAGGGATTAGGTCGCCTTATGAGGGCAATAGTTTAAGGGTGGTATCGTAATGTGTAATCCAGCATTAGCAGCCGGTGTCGCGTCCACACTTGGCGGGACATTTTTAAAAAACCAAGCAGCAAACAGGGCTGACAGGTTGGGAGCATCTGCCGAAGATAGGTTTAACCAATCAAATGTTGCGCTAGAGGGCGAGGCCCGTGATGCCGTAAACAAAACAGGCAGCAACTTTGAGCGCAGCGCCTTTGATGCCGGCACGGGCATGGAAACTGAGCGTTTGCGCAATTTGTTTGATACTGCGACCACCATTCCTCAACGGACACTACCTATTGCATCTGGCGTACCAGCTGTGATTGGCGAAGCAATGAACGCAGAAGCTGCACGGGCCGCTGCGTTTAACCAGCAGCAAGCCAACGCGCTTGCTGAATTGCAAGGTTTTGGCGATTTCCTTGCGAACCGCATCAACCCACAAATGGCTAACAGTGCGAACACTGTCGGCATGATGGGCAACATGATGCAGGGCAACGCAAACGTGCTGAACGCGGATCTAAGGGCAGCGAAGCGGGCAGCCGACAGCCCGATGGGCGACTTGCTGCAAATGGCTGGCAACGTAGGTACAAGCTACGGCCTCTACAAAGGATAGAGCGATGGCAATCAAGAGCAACGCATACAACTTCAGCAATGACCTACAGCGGATCGGCAGCAGCCTTGCAAATGCCATGATTGGCGATGCGCGAGATGATGCCGCGATTGCTCTAGCCAACTATCGAGACGCGCAGACGGCGGGGCAGGAACTTGCGAATAGAGGGATGCGAGGCAATCTCGATGCCATCGAGGCGGCTTCTGGTGGTGACGTTATGCGCAGAAGCATAGCGCAGTCTCTTGGTTATGACGTGAACAACGGCAATCTTATTCAGCCTGTCCTGCCTGGCGGGCCACAAATGTCTGTTCCTGCTTTCGGCCCCGATCAGGTCAACATAGACGGTAACGCTCTAATGACAGATTTGGGCAACATTGCCCGCACTCTGTTTGGCGACGGCACATCTACCGCTAATCAAGTCGCGTCTGCTCTTGATACGCTTGGCAGCGCTGGCAGCAGCCGGCTTGCTGAAAGCATGATACTGAGCGGCGACAACAACCAAGCGCAGCGCGGCGCATTGTTGATGGCCCCGCAAGGCGGCCAGTATCAGAACCCCGGCTTTGCAATGACCGAGTTGCAGACTGACGATGCAACAGCAAGGCGTGATGATGATTTGAACTATCGGACAAGAATGGATAAAAACCGGCGTGAATCTGAAGACCGCCGTTACAACACAGACGCTCAAGAAACTACCAAGCAAAATAAGCCAATTATTCTTGGCCTCAATGAAATCGCGTTTGATAAGGACGGCAATCGTATCGGCGAAGCAGCTGGCCCGACATCACCAGAAAAACCGATTATTTTGAAGAAAGGAGACACAGCGTTTTCTGCTGACGGCACCGAGATTGCGTCTGTTGCGGGCGGGCCGCAAATTATCAAGCTGAATGAGAACCAAGTAGCAATGGTTGAGGATGCCGATTCTCCAACTGGCTACAAAGAAATAAGAGGGTCTAACAACAAGCCGCCTAGATCGATTGTAGCAAGCCCTGGCCAGACCGTTATTACTATTGGCACTGACGGGAAAGTTATTGATACGAAAACAGTCAAAGATGACCCAATTACTGTGAAGGCCAATGAAGGTCAGACGGTGCAGCTGGTCGTAGATGATCCTGCGAACCCAGGCGAGAAGAAGGTGATATACACGCTGAAGGGTCAGCCGAAGGCAAGCAGCACTACAACGACAGACAGTGGTTTTTCAATTACAGCGGCAGATGACAATGCAATGCGTGACTACGTTGCCTTGGTTGATAAAGACGGCGTACTCAAAAACATGCCTAACGGCGGCTTGATTGTTGACAGCCTTATTCAGCGGGCAGTCGCTGCAATGGGCAGCAAGAAAAACATTACAAACGCCAAACAGTTTATCCGTAAGGAACTGTCACAAGGGTTTACAGAAGTTGTCATCCCTGACACTGGCACCGTCACAAGTTTTGGCCGAAATACTAGAATCCAAGTACCGAACTTTGCGTTAGATAAATTGCGCGACAAGCTGGTTGGAAATGACAAGCAAGCAGCCTTTGCCGGCTTGAAGCCAGCAGCCCAACAACAGATCAGAGGAATATTTACAAACCTTGGCTATAGCGATGCCGAGGTAAACGCAATCATCGGGGCGCTCTAATGGTTGATCTGTTTGACGGCATCGATTTCGGTGACGGCTCTACAACGAGCAAGCCAGACAAGTCGGACGATTTGTTTGGCGGCATCGACTTTACAGCATCGGATCTACCGGCGGCAGCATCCGACGCAGCTGGTGTTCCTCCCTCGCCAGAGGAAGCGCTGCCGGTAGACCCTGCGGTTCCTATTGCGTCTCGCGGCAGG